GTAGAAATGGACGCTAAAAAAACAGCCTGTGAGCGTGAACCCTTACGGTTATTGCAACGAGCACAGCTAGAGATTAAATTGTCCAGCGAGCACGGGTCGCCGCCATCTTTCAAGCTGACTATATGATCCGTCTGCGTAGCCTCATCACCACAGTACATACACACGTAACCATCTCTACGTAATGCAGCTAACCTGGCATTTTTGTATTGACCTGTACTACGTGGATCACGTGTACCTCTTACCATTTAATAATGTCCCTTAATCTTATGAGTGTTAAGAGCTAAACATATATCGCCCTTAAACCTATGATCGAGATATTTAAGCCCGAGTATAATTTGTTTATATGGGTTTGGCTCTACCATCTTAAGTAGCTGAGGTATGCCGTATGCACTGCTTTTCTTATTCTTTGCAGTAGGTGACCAATTACTCTCTAACGTCCATAACTTTTCTAAACATCGCATCTGCTTATTATCATTGACTATTAAAGCTGCAAACGCTTTATATTCATACGTTTTTAATAGCTTATCTTGATCCGCTTGTAAGGGCGTAATACTTGTAATGCTAATTACACAGAGCCCTGCCAATAGCCCCAAACATCGCCTGCGAGCTACCCGCCCTAGCGGCTCGCCTGCGAGTGTGGAGCGTACCACCGTAGTCAAATATCGTTTCATAGGTTGTTCACCGTATCCTCATTATTCACAAGTTGTACACCCATGACCCCACACCCAAGGCACTCGACTACAAGCACCCCAGGAGGTAGGTTCTCAAACTCGGTTATATTTGTATGATCCTTAACAGCCTTACATATCCTGCAGCTATAACGTAGAGTCGCCATAGTCCGACCGCTTGAGGTATTTCATCTCAAATAGGTTGCGCTGAGGCACCCAATAGTTCTCATCCCAGTGGACTTTATATTTAGGGTGTATGGCCATAGCTACTGGCATCCAGCCAATAAGGTAATAAACCGGTGATTTACCTATGACCAGTATTGCTATATCTCGCATCCGTTCAGGCGGCCTTTGCCTGTTTTGTATGATGAGATGCCCACCAGTGTGCTGCGTGTGCTTTACCTCGATATTGCCACCTACATCTGCCCCATCGTGGAAATCATCCCAGCGTGGGTTATATGCAGTATCGCCAAAGTGCATCGCTACAGCTATTTGTGCACCCATAGCCTCGGACTTTTCGGTTACCATTTCGTGATAATTAAGACTGCGGTTATATTGTCCGTGCTGAGTTGTAGGATGAGAGTTTTTAACCTGCATCCACTTAAACCCTACCTCGTGAGCTAATCGTTCCTGCTCGTGGTCGAGCACTACACGATCTAGCCCCGGCACCGTGAGCACTGCCACATCACCTCATCGCCACCGACTACTGTTACAGCTAGTCCGCCCGATCGTGGCATATATTCATTACACGAGTCGCATAACTCAGTAATCTCTTTACTAATTGAGCCGTCTGTATGGATGGTTGTAGCTATTCCGTGTTTGATATATGTAATCTCACCCATTGTTTAACCCACGATCGTTAGCAAATTTTAACTGCCAAGATACAGAGGCTACTTGATCTATTAACATAGACATTTGCCAATATAAAGCTTGTTCAAAATTGCCATTTTCGTAAGCATCTATGGCCTCGTTTTCTTTAATCCATCTTGTACGGTGTATTGCTCGGATGCGCTCTTCGCTCATACCTTCATAATCGCTTTTACTCATAGCCACACTGCTTTGCACTGATCCGTTTTAACCTTTGAGGGACACGTCCAGCCTTTGTAGGGGTTGCCTGTTTTAGAGCTCTTACCCTCTTTGTAAATCATACGGCCGTGGTTACAAATAGGAGATGACTCTATAACCTCGCCTCCTAGTTGCCCTGCCAAGCCCTCTACGGTGGCTGCTAGAGGTACTGCAGTGCCCTCGGGCTCTTTGCCAATACTCCAAAAGTCCGGTGTGCTAGCAGGCTGCTCGACCTTTTCCATATCTTGTACGGTGCTGCGCGCTTTGTGCTCCAGGCTTGGAGTAAGCAGGCCTATAACTCTGCCGTAAGCGCTTGTAATTGTGTCCTCTACAAACCATTTTTTAAGATTAGCCGGGTACGTTGCCACGTTGCCATAGGCATAGTCCACAGCGCTGGGTAAGTGATCCTCGTACTCTTTGTATGCCTCAGCTTTAATAAGTATCCAGCCCTCTTTAAGGTTTGCGTCCTCAACATAGGCAACTAATCGCCCGGACGGGAACTCGGAGCGAAAGCGCTTTATACGGCTGTTTACGTCCTCGTAGTTATCGAGAAAACTCATTGTGATGCTCCAAACTTGAGTACAGGGGACTCAGCTTTAATGGCTGCCTCGACCTGCTCAGCTAGTGGGAATACGGTGCCATCCGGCCAGTTACTTACAAGGTTACGGCACTCGCCACAATATGAGCGCACGGTGCCTTTAGCTTTAATTGTTACTGAAGTAATAGTTACTACGGCTTGGCGCTGGGCCTTTTCGTGCCAGGTAAATACGCCATTGACTCGGCGACCTCCCCAGGCATCTTTGCAGTAATCGCAAAACACTCCGGCTTTAGCTGTTGTAATCATTGTTGCACCGACTTAGCGCCACGGCGGTAGCCCATTTGTGTGCCGATTTTCTTGCCCTCGTTAAAGCCTTTTGCATAAAAAAGCACGGCTGTAATTGAGGCAACTATAAACATATAAATTAACACTTGTATCTCTAAAACTGTACTCATTGTCTTACGCCCTTTGATAAGGCCGATACGATCTAAACCCTGAGAGCATAGCCCGGCTCGGCAGTTAGTGGTACACCATAAGGGTAAAGCCACCCACCGACAATATGCCTACGACACGCTGGGAGGTATTTCCTCTTTGCGAGGTTTAGACTTAAGCCCGTTACTAGCTAATACGCCACCCAGGGAACCAGTAAGGAAAACCGTAAGCGTAGTGAGTAGGTCAATAAACGCCCGGTCATTCGGAGCTTGTGCACTTACCGGTTGAGTTACAAAGATAAGCGCGTAGAGCATCCCGAACACCGACATACCAAAAACGATAGCCAGGGTTGCCCCAATAAAAACTATAAGCCTGGCGTGTAACTCCTCAGGGCTAAGGCGCGACATAGACCTCCTCGGGTAATAAGTCCTTTGAGCACGTGCCCGTAATATCACAGCGCGGCGACTGGCACTCGGGCGTACTCCAATTTTCGTACTCTTGGCACTCATACCTTATCCATCCTTGATAACCGCACCCCGATAGGAGCAGACTCCCCAAAATCGCCCCTATCAGGGCTCGCATTAGTTAGCGCCTACGCCGAATTGCTTTTCATTAGGTGAAAGAGCTTTAAGCAAAGGTCCGACTAGTCCCGCGATAAACGCATTAGCTAGTGTTTTTGGATCAGTGATGCCTGAGAGATAAAGGGCTCCCACGCAACTAATAGCAGCTCTCAAGTACGAAAGCCCTGCAGCTTTGAGTTGTTCAGTCATTGTTTCCTCGTTTCTGCCCTTAGTTTATTTGTATCATCACAAACAAGTTAGCAGTGCCACTTGCCGTAATAGCGTATAGAGCCTCGTGGTCGCCCACCATCATTGTAAGTTTGTCGCCGTTATCTAACTTGTATCCGTTAGCCGTAGTTAGATCAGGGCCACCTAAATAGAGGGTACCGCTAGAGGAGTGTAAATAAACGCTCTGATCTCCGATTTTAGCCGGTACTACAATGGCGGCTGTAGTGGTTACTGATACCTGGGCTGTACTTGGCATTATTTTAGTCCTAACTTTTTAATTAACTCAGCCGCTTTAGCCGGAGTTACTGCTACCTCAAAGTGCATTTCATCCTTACGGTTTACGTAATCGCCGCCCCACTTGAGGCCGTATTTTTTAGCCAGCGCACGGATCATTGGGACCTTTTCATTAGGGAAAGTACCGACCTTGCCCAGCGCGTGTTTAGTAGCGTTTATATCTATAGCAGTACCGGAGGAGTGGCAGCTCAGTTTGTCCTCGCTACCGCGTACCATCCTGTAGGCGTAACTCCAGTCATCGAATACGCCACCCTCTACCGGCTCGATAAGAGTATTAAACTCGGCAGTAAAGCCTGCTAGTAATGGGCCACACCCCTCAGCGCATCGGAGCTTAAGGTTTGTGCCCTCTACCTTGTAGCTAGTTATGCGGATTTCCTCAGGATCCTTAGAGGCCGGCCAACCGTTATAACTTGTCTGCATTGGCTTGCATTTCATCATAAGTCGATTTAAGCATTGAAGTAAATTCCCCGTTGCCTCGGTCAATAATGGCGTGAGTTTGTTTAGAACCATCTAAAATTGTTTCAATTTCTACAAATATAACATTGTTCATTTTATAACTCCGCGCTTGCTGCTAGATATGATGAAGTGGACGATGCCCGAATAAAAGCAACTCTATATTGTATTGCAGTTGCTGCATTAGTAATGTCCATTGTTAGAAAAAATGGAGATGTCTGAACTGCGTCAATTACTAATGCGCTAATCGCTGATGAATAAGAGGTTAAATCACTAACATTGAGTGAAGAATACTCAACACTTGTAGGAGCAACTCTCATCGGTACTGGTAATTGCCAAGCAATAGATGCTTTCGTTGTTGATTGGCTAATCCCTGCCGTTGCCATCCATTGAGAAGATGAAGTGCCACCTGAGCGCACATAATACCTTTGGCAAGCAGCCAGTTCACCTGCAAT